ACACCTCGGCAGAGCGGACCATTTACTGCAACATCACCAACACCGTGGATGCGACTACCGCTGGATCCTTTACGTTCATTATTGAATACGTTCAGGTAGCTTAACTTAAATGGGGGGAGGCAACTCCCCCCCTTAAAAGGAGGTCATGATGGCTGATGCTGTAACGGCAACTACCGTAGAAGACGGCCCTCGAGAGGCCATCTTCTACCTCACTAACACCAGCGATGGAACGGGCGAGGCCGCTGTAACCAAGGTGGATGTTTCGGCTCTTTCGTCTTTGCAGGACGGTACTGCTTGTACGGGTGTTCGTATTAAACGAATCACGTTTACTAATGTGGGTATGGGCGTAAAACTTCTTTGGGATGCGTCTACAGATGTTATCGCAGCACAACTTCCCGCAGACTATTCGGACACCTTGGATTATTCAGACATAAGCGGTCTTCCTAACGTTGCGGCTTCCGGCGGCAATACAGGAGACATTCAACTTACTACGGTAGGACACAGTAGCGGGGACACGTACTCGGTCGTTCTGCACTGTTTGAAGCAGTACTAAGTAATATGTCTGAGAGTCTTGACAGAAGGAATGAGTTAGAGCTTGTCAAGATACAGGGGGATATAAAGCTTCTTTCGGAGAGGATACATATCATAAAGACGAATGATCTTCATCACGTTCAGAAGTCTCTCGACCTCATTACCAAGATTCTGTGGGGTGTAGGTGTTTTGATACTAGGTCAATTAGCTGTTGGTGTGCGGTTGGCTCTTTTTGGATAGGAATTAGTTATGGCAACTTCTGGTTCGGTTGATTTTAACCTAGACATGGCCGAGATAACCGAAGAGGCCTTTGAAAGGTGTGGTCTTGAGTACCGCACCGGATATGATGCTAAAACAGCTAGGCGCTCTCTTAACCTCCTTTTTGCGGAGTGGGCCAATCGAGGCCTCAATCTCTGGACGGTCGAACAGATTACGCAGACCCTAGCGCAACTATCGTCTTCGTCGTCAGTTGCTACGTATCCGATTGGAACGATTACAGCTACCGTTGGCGCATCGACAAACCTTAGTGTTGGAGAAACCATCACGGGTGGGTCCAGTAGCACCACGGCGTCAATTATAACCAAGCCGTCCTCAACCACAATCACTCTAACGGTTCCTTCCGGATCATTTACTGCCGGAGAAACAATTACAGGATCTAGCAGCGCGGCCAGCACTACGATCAGTGCAGATCCAAGTTTGGCGGACGTTCAGTCTTCAGTGGACCTTCTTGAAGCCGTCATTCGCAGAGACGGATCAGACATAAGCATTAGCCGGGTTAGTCGCGGTGATTATATCGACATACCGGATAAGACAGACCAGGGAAGACCTTCTGAATTCTTTGTGGATCGACAGGTAACGCCGACCATGACCGTGTGGCCGTCCCCCGAAAACTCCACGGATCAGCTTATATACTACCGAGTCCGCCGCATACAGGACGCTGATGCCGGTGTTAACACGGCGGATATCCCTTTCCGGTTTTTGCCATGTCTTACGGCTGGGTTGGCATACTACATTTCAATAAAAAGGTCGCCTGATAGAGTTCAGCTTATGAAAGCGATCTACAATGAAGAATTCGACAGGGCCGCGTCTGAGGATGCCGAGAGGACATCTCTGTACTTGGTCCCTAGTTACTCTTCTGTGAGCGTGTAGCATGCCTCGATATGCCGCAGGGAAATATGCAAAGGGAATCTCGGACAGATCTGGTAGGGCCTATCCGTTACGTTCAATGCTTCTTGAATGGAACGGTAGTCTTGTAGGCCCCGATGAATACGAGTCAAAGCAACCGCAGTTAGAGCCCAAACGGGTTAGAGCCGACCCTCAATCTTTGCGGGTAAGCCGGCCTGATCGAACAGAACCGCCTGTTGAGGTTTTGTTGCCGTTCAACTCGTTTAAGTCTGGGGCTAGCGGCTCTGCGGTGATTACGGTTAATGAGATTAGCCATGGTCGTAGCACCGGAGACACAGTACGGTTCAGAAGCGTCGAGGCGTTCGACGGTTTTACGGAGACAGTTTTGGAGAACTCTTCCGGATACTCAATAACCAAGGTGGACGACAACAACTACACGTTCACCGCTAGTAGCGGAACCGCTACAACAGGAAACGTAAACGGTGGCGGCGGTTTTTCATCCGCAGGCCCGGTAACGGTGAGCGCGTAATATGGCCTATACATTTACGACATTGAAGACAGCGATACAGGATTACGTGCAAAGCACTGAAACTACGTTCGTAAGCCAGTTGTCTCGTTTCATTATAAATGCGGAAGAACGAATTCTTAAAGAGTGTCAGCTTGACGTTTTTCGCAAAAACGTTTCCGGAAATCTTACGTCTGGAAGCCAGTACCTTTCAAAGCCTACGGACTTTCTGGCGCAGAACTCTCTGAGCGTAATCAACAGTTCAAGCAAAGAGTTTCTCTTGTACAAGCAAGTTACGGCCCTTCAAGACTACACCCCTAACCCGACGACAACGGGAACGCCAAAATACTATGCCGATTGGAATGAAGGCTCATTTCTGGTAGCGCCTACACCTGATGCAGCGTATGACGTGGAACTTCATTACTTTTATCGACCAACGTCCATAACTGCGAGTGGAGACGGGACCAGTTGGTTAGGGACAAACGCTGAGTTGGCTCTTTTGTACGGAAGTCTGGTGGAGGCTTACACTTTTTTAAAAGGCGAACCCGATCTCTTGGGTCTTTACAACTCCAGATTTCAAGAATCCTTGCAGTGGTTAAAGAACTTGGGCGAGGGATTGCAAACGCGAGATCAGTATAGATACGACAGATTACGGAGGGATACAGCGTAATGCTGGACACAGAAAGTCAGTCTGGAATTACAGATCCGTTAGTGTTTACAACTACGGACAGAGGTCACTCTCCTGAAGAGATGGCCGAAATGGCTTTGAACAAAATTATGCTGGTTTCTGAAAATGCACCGCCTGTTATACGGGAACAGGCGTATGCCCACAGACAGCGTTTGAAAGACGTGTTAGTCTTTTATATGAACCGTATGTGTCAAAGTGAAAGAACGACTATTTGGGCTTTGATGAAGAAACAGGGCCATGAAGACATGGCTGAGATTATAAGGAGACTGTAATGGCTATCGGCTCATCCGCGATGTGCGGAACTTTTAAGAGAGAAATACTCGCGGGTATCCATTTCTGGACTCCACATACGCGAACAGGTTCGAGTGCTATTGGTGCCGATACGTTTAAAATTGCGATGTTTACAAATAGTGCCTCAATTGATTTAGACACCACTGGCTACACTACTAGCAACGAGGTTAGCGGGACTAATTATACGGCAGGAGGCAACAGCCTAGCGAGCGTAACACTAGGTCTCTCTGATAACAGTAGTTCTGTGCCTACTGCGTTTTTAGATTTTGCGGACAGCACTTGGTCCAGCTCCACAATCAGCAGCGCAAGGGGTGCTTTAATTTACAATAGCACGTTAAGCACTGCTGGCACAGGGTCTACAACAAATCACGCGGCTGACCCTGCGGTTGCGGTCATTAATTTTGGCGGAGACAAATCGTCAAGTGCAGGAGACTTTACCATTCAGTTCCCAGCAAATGACGCTAACAACGCGATAATCAGGATTGCATAATGGCTTTGATTACTGGCTGGGATAGGAGTACCTGGAACTCCGGGGCGTGGAATAGCCCCGTTCCGGTTGAGGTCACAGGTGTATCCGCAGCCAGTGCGATAGGGTCTGCGAGCGTAAGCCTGCCCGTGACGGTAAGTGTTACCGGAGTCTCCGCAGCCAGTGCGATAGGGTCCGCGTCTACGCTTGTATCGGTTACGGTTACGCCAACGGGGCTTTCTTCAACAGGCTCTGTTGGATCTCCGTCAGTAATTACAAATTCCATACTTTCTGTAACCGGAGTTTCGGCAGCGAGCGAAACCGGCTCAGTGCAGATAAACTTTGCGTTCTCTGTTGATGGCGTGTCAGCCGCCGGATCTGTGAACACGGTTAATGTCTGGGCAGAGATAGATGCGTCTCAGACGCCTAATTATTCAACCATAGACGCAGCGCAGACGCCGAACTGGGTCCAAATAGCGGCATAGGAATAACATTATGGCATCATCATACACAACAAGTTTTGGTATCGAAAAGATAGGTTCCGGCGAGCAGTCCGGAGCATGGGGGACTACAACCAACCACAACCTTGATATCTTAGACCGAATTGCTTCGTACAAAGCCGTAGGTCTTTCCGGATCTACTCATACACTGACAGTTCGAGAGGCTTCTCCCGGTTCCGGAACAGAGAACCTTCAGGACGGCATGTATCGTGTTATCAAGTTTACTGGAGCCCTTGGTGCGAACAATACGGTAACGGTGGCGCCTAATACGACCGCTGCTTTCTTTATCATTATAAACGCGACTACGGATTCTGGATC